TCTACTGGTAAAATTATTACAGCAAAAGCAGATCTAGATATAAAAGGTAATAATCCAGCAACTGGAGAACCTTATAAAACTTATTCATCTAAAACTATACCAACAGCAGAAAAACCATACTGGCAAAGAGTAAAAAATGATGCAACATCAAGGTCAACAGTTTATGCAAGTGCTGGTGCTGGTGTTACATCTTTTTTAACTGATCTATTTCTTACAAAAGGTAAAGACCCAGTAAAATCTGCAAAAAAAGGAGCAGGAACTGCCGCAGGAACTTATATAGGTCTTTCTTTGGGTGGACCTGTTGGTGCAGTTGTTGGAGCAACTGTAGGAGGAACAATTGGTGGTAGAGTGATATGTAATGAATTACGCAAACAAGGTTTAATGAAAACAAAAGATGTAACAATTGATTATAAATTTACAATGCAATATTTAAAGCCAAGACACATCAAAGGTTATCATTTTTGGGCACCAGAAGTTGTTTTAGGTTTAAGAAAAGGAAAAAATGTAAAATTTTGGCATCACATTGCACAACATAGAAGTAATGAAATACAATATATTATGGGTGTAAGAAAAAAACCTGATTATTTAGGTAAATTATATCGTCATATTTTTGAACCTATTTGTTACATCATTGGTATATTTGTCAAAAAACGAGATTATCAATATTTTTTAAAGGAGAAACTTTAATGGCATTAGAAGATGTAGGCATAGAACCGCCAAACGAAGAAGCAAGAAAAATGATATTTAATCCATCTGAGGAGATGCAAACTGTTTTAATGACACGACTTGCAGAAATGACAGAAGAGGAACTTAATGCATTAGATGAAGCAATTACACCTAAGGTAATGAATGTATTAATGAAATTTCTTCCTGAATTGGAAATTTTGATATCTAGAATTGCAGAAGTCAGAGAACAACCTGAACAAGAAGAACCGATGGAAGATACAAAGCCAATGGAAAAAGAAGAAACGCCACCTGAAGAAACAATGGGAGCATTGAAAGATATTGCATGATACGTCGAGCCACAGTTATAGATATTTCTGCATTGGCATTAATGTTAGATCAAATGCATAAGGAGACAGAAATAGAAGTGCCAAAAATTAACACATTAAAATTAATAAATAAGATTAATGATTTAGTTCATAATGGTTTAGTTTTTGTATGTGTAAAAGACAACAAAATTCAAGGCTCTATTGCAGGACAAATATGTCAAGATTGGTGGAGTGAAGATAAATATATAGCAGATACTTGGTTTTATGTATTTAAAGAACAAAGGAAAAGTGATGTAGCAAAAAAATTGTTACAAACCTATATCAAAACAGCAAAAGATGTTAAACTAAAAATAAGATTAGGTCATATTTTTTCTGGAGATTTAAATAGAAAAGATAAATTTTTTGAAAGATTGGGTTTTGTAAAAGCAGGCTCAATATTCGTGGAGGCATAAATGGGTGCAGTATGTACAAATCAACCTATTCAATTACCTGATTATAAGGAAACTGTAAGTGGTACACAACTGCCGGGTTTTGTTGCCGCTGGTGGTAAAGAACTTTATGAACAAGCAAGAGAATTATCTAAATCTCCATTTCCACAATTTCAAGGAGAAAGAATAGCCACTTACGGTACAGATGATGAAGGCAATCCACTTAGAATGACTGAAACAGAAAGAAGTGGACTACAAAGATTAGCAGGTGGTGCTGACTCTTTTCAAGGTATTTTAGATGATGCAACTGAAATGGCAGGAACTCTTGGAGGTGGTTTTACAGCAGGAGAATTTATACCTACTGCAACAACACAAATAGTTGGTGATTCATTTGAGGCACCAAAATTTGATAGAACATTTGAATTTGGTGATTTTGATGCTGACAGAGCAGGACAATATCAAGATGTATTTCAAACATCTATAGACCCAGCAATTGATGAATTAAACAGACAAAGAGATTTAAGACAAATGCAAAATGCAAGTGATGCCATTAGAGCAGGTGCATTTGGTGGTTCAAGATTAGGTATTAGAGAAGCATTAACTGATTCTGAAATTGCAAAAGCAGGGTCTGATTTGAGAAAACAGGCAGGACGAGAGGCTTTACAATTTGCATCACAAAGATTTGATACTGATAGAATGTTTGATGCCAATAGATTTGATACAGATAGAAGAAATTTTGAAGCAGATAGAGCCTTTGATGCAGGTAGATTTGATGCAGATAGACAGGCAAGGTTTGCTGGAGAAGCAGAGAGAAGAGCAGGATTTGAAACTGGTGAGGCATCAAGATTAAGAGGTTTCGAAACAGATGAAGCAAGTAAATTAAGAGCCACAGAAACATTGAGTGCATTGGCTCCATTAGCTCAAGGACTAAATGAACAAGTTGCATCAGGTATGATTACTGCAGGACAAGCAGAAAGAGAATTAGATCAAAGAGCCTTAGATTTGGCATATAATGATTTTCTTGCACAACAACAATTTCCATTTGAAATGTTAAATTTTGCATTAGGTGCTTTGCAAGGTATTCCTTATGAAACATTAACAAGACAACAGGCACAAGGTAACCAATTTATGCAACAACCGAGTATTTATGGTCAAACATTAGGTGGTCTTGGTACATTAGCTAGTCTTTATGCTTTAAGTAGGAGGGTATAATGGCAACAGCAGATGAAAAATTTATAGATCAAATTAAATCTCTATACGGTGCATCTAATACAAATTTGCAAAATATGGATAGTGGTGCATTGGCATCTTTATTTAGACAAGAAAACAAAACAATTGACCCTGCATTATTAGGACTAATTGCATCTGCTGAAATGACTAGAGCATCAAGTGTGCCGGGAGCCACAGCATTAGGAGGATTTGGTTCTGGTATTTTAAAAGCTGGAGAAATTAAATTGGCATCAGACCTTGCTGAAAGGAAAGCAGATCAAAGTAGTAGATCTGACCTAATTAAATTTTTAGGACAAGTTGCAAAGCCTAAATCAACAACAATTAAAGGTTCAGGAGAACCTACACTTGTTAATTATATGACAAAAGCACAAGCTGTCCAATTTTTACAAAATAAAGGTCTACCAGCAAGTGCTCCAACATTTAATTATTTAGTGGATAAATTATCTACTGATAATAAAAGTATGATTGGTAAACCTATTAGACAAGATGGAAGTCCAGTAGGATTTCAATTGATAACAAAAGCTGGTGAAGTTGTTGATGGTTCTGTTTTACCTTTTACAACAGGTGGTAAAAGTTTATCATTCACAGGAAGACTTGATGAAATAAAAAAATTAAATAAATATTCAGCCGAAGAACTTCCAAAATTAACTAATCTAATACCAAATATAAATTCAGTTCTACCTATTTTATTAGACCCAAATGTAGAAACAGGATTTTTTGCAGGTAAATTTTTACCAGTTAGACAATTTTTGGTTGAAACATTTGGTTTAGATAGAGAGGATTTAGATGATTTGCAATTATTACAATCTACTTCTAATAAATTAGCACCATTAATGAGACCAGCAGGTTCAGGTTCTACCTCAGATTTAGAATTTGATGCATATAGAAAGGCTATTTTGGATATTGGTCAAGGTAAATATGCTAATTATTTAAATTTATATTCTTTGAAAAAGATTACTGAAAATTCTATGAAATTACTTGATTATAAAAAGAGATTATTAGCAGATGAAAATTTACCAGATGATGTAATTGCCGCTAGAATTGCAAAATTTGACAATGGTATTTATGAAAAATTTGAAACACATAAAAAAAATAAATTCAATGAATTTGAAGCGCTTTATGATGATGAAGATGAACAAAAAATAGCATTTGATAAATGGTTTAATAATTTAGAAGTTGGTGATGTTTTTCTAAATAGAGATTCAAGAGGTTTTAAATTACAAGATGATTTAGGTACTTATATTATAAAATTACCATCTCAAGAAGGTAAACCAGCATTTTCAAGTTTAGGTAGATAATTATGGGTCTTTTTGATGGATATGTAAATCAAAGTGGTACTAATCAACCAAAACCAAAACCAGTACCTCAAAACATAAAACAAGATGAAGATAGTAATCTTGTAGATTCTGTTATTGATGGTGTTGTAAATTTTCCCGGACAAGTTATTAAGGCATTTACAGGTGAGGATAAAGATATTGAATTTGAAAATGTTCCTGAATTAACACAAAATACAGATATTGGTTTTATAGAATCAATAGCTCCGAGTTTAAAATTGATGTTTGCTCGTGATGATTTTAGTAAAGCAGAAATAATTGCAAATACATTTAAAAAAGACAAAAGATTTGGTGGTGTGTTTGTTGATAAATTTAATAATCCAATGATTGTATGGAATAATAATCCTTTTTATGTAAATAAACCCGGTCTTACTGAACAAGATATTGGAACATTTGTTGGAGAAGTAATTAAATTTTTACCAGCATCAAAATTAGTAAATCAAGCTCGTGGTGTAAAAGGCAAAATTGGTGCAGGTTTGCCAAGTTACACTGCTACAGAACTTGCAGGTGAGGGTATTGAAAGATTTATGGCACCACAAACTGCAAAAGCAAAAAATCAAACTGCAACTGATATATTATCAGAGTCAGGGAAAATGGGTGCGATAGCAACTGGTGTAGATATTGTAACACCTCCTTTTTTAAGAATACCATCAGAAATAGTAAAGGGAACAGTAAGAGCAGGTGCAAAAGTGTCAGGAAAAGAAGTGCCAAAATTTGCACAAAAACAAATAAAACAAACTTCAAAATATGATTTATCGTCAGGTCAAGCACAGGCAGATTTAGAAGGCGGTATACCAACAGCTAATAAAATGAATCCTGATTTGCAAGAAGAAGAAATGTTTAGATTTGCACAAGAAACAGATCCAAAATTTAGAGGACAAAGTGTAATTAGAGCATTTGACAATAAACAAATGCAAGCCATTAGAAATGATGCAATAGAATTAGCAGATACATTTGGAACTGGAGAATTTGGCAAAAAAATTAATCAAGTAGATGATGCAATCAGTGCTAATATAGATACAAGTAGCATGATAGATATTAAAAATATTATTGCAAGTGAAGCAGATCAATTAAAAAATATTGCTAAAAAAGGTTATAAAGAAATTGAATTAGCAAATGATGTACCGTTTGTATCTATTGAAGGTTTAAAAAATTTAAGAAAAACATTTGATAGACCTAATGTAACATTATCGCCAATGAAACAAAGAAATTTGCCTAAAACAAATGATATTTTAAATACTACTAAAGAAACTTTAGATTTGTTTATCAAAGATGGTAAATCAATTGATTTTAGAAAACTACAAGAACTGCAATCAGATATAAATACAGTTGTATTAAGTGCAGAACGAGGAAGTCAAGATGCTTTTAGAGCAGGTCAATTAAAAGGAATTGTAGATAATTTTGTCTTTAATGGAATAAAAAAAGGATTCATCACAGGAAACGACAATATAATCAATACTCTAAAAAAATCAAAAGATGCATATAGAAAATATATACAATTATCTGGAGAAGGTGGTAACAAAAACAAAAGAGCAATGGCAATATTAAGAAATATTGTAGATAAAGATTTAGACCCAAAAGCTCTTGTTAATCAATTTATTGGACATACAAAATTTAACCCAAGTCCAGTTATGAAAACTGTTTTAGATACAATCAAAAAGAATATTCCTGAAGAAAAAAGAGCAGAGGTTTTTGCCTTAATAAAAGATGCAGTTTTAGAAAGAGCATTTAGTGGTAAAGGAAAATCTGATATTACAAGAACAAATATTGTAAATAATTTTAATGAAATATTTGAAAGAAATGCATTTTTTGTTAATCAATTATTTACACCAAAAGAAATATCAAAAATAAAACAATTCAGAAAAAATGTCATACCAACGTTATTTGCTGAAATTAAATCAAATCAATCTGGCACATCATATACTATCTTAGCCTCCATGCAAAGAGCAGGACTTTTAAATTTTGCAAAAGTGGCACAAGCGGCAACACCTTTTGTTCCTGATGTAATAAGAGAAGTACAGGGTGCTATTGCTCAAAATAGAGCAGTAGATTTAACAAAAAATTATATAATGAAAAGTAGACAACCAATTTTGATAGAATCAGAATTACAAGCATTGTTAACTGAGCCAAAACAAGAAACTGTGCAAGATGATAATGATGCAATACCAGATTTTGTTAAAGATTTAAGTCAATCAGCTAGAAAAAAAATATTGGAAGCTGGAGATTTTGAATGAAGAAACCATCAGTACAGGAAATACATGTAACATTAGAGAAACATATTGCTGTCACTGAGGAAAGATGGATAGAAACAATATTAAGAATTAAACGTATTGAACATATAATGATAGCAACTTCGGGAACTGCGATTGTTTTATTGATTGGTTTGCTATTGAGGTAATGAATGGAATTTGTAACAGCCACACTTACAGGCATTGCATTAGTTAAAAAATCCGTAGATTTCATAAAAGAAAATATTAGCACAGTAAATGATATAAAAGGCATTGCTCAACAAATAGATGGTTTTTTTGAGGGCGAAGCACAAATGAATAAGAAACAAGGCAAAGGTCTTGGTCTTAAAGAACAATTTGGCATTGAATCTAGTGCAACAGATTTTATAGATAGAAAATTACTTGAGGAAAAAAGGCAAGAGTTAAAGACTATAATAAATATGAGATTCGGACCCACTGCATGGGACGAAATACTAAAAGAAAGAGCTGATAGAATAAATCAAGCAAAAGAACAACAAAGATTAGCCAAAGTAGAAGCAAGACAAAGACAAAAAGATATAATAGATGCTATTCAAACAATGGGTATAGTTTTTTGTGTTATTGCTGTTATAGGCATTGTTATAGCCTTGTATGTTAAAGCATTTGCATATGAAGTTTCTTATGAATATAAACCAAGAGATTACACAAAAAAACAAAAGATACATCAAGGTAAAATAGAACAAAAGAAATATACTACATGTAGATTAAAAAAACGAATTACATCAAAATATACAAATAAAAAAGCATGTATTTATGAGGGTGGTAATAGCACATATGAAATGATGATAGAAACTTGGTGTCCAAAAAAATTTAAATGTGAGTATAATCCCAATGGAGAAATGCCTGACATTGACAAGGTTATGGAAAGTTTGAGAAGTATAAAAGATTGAATGGTAAGACTATTCGCCTAGCTTATCTTACCAAATGTGTGGTGGGGCTGGGAGAAAACAATAATTTTCCAAGGCGACCCAAACTTGTTATTTTGCCATTCTACATTGTCTGATAAATTTTGCAAAAGTATTTCTAAAAAACTGATGATAACAAGTATGTTTATGTAATTCTACAGATCTATTTTTAGCTAAAAATTTAACAAATTCATCAAGATTGACATTACATTTAACCATTAATTCTATTAAATAATAACCTCTTTTATAATCTGAAGTATCATATGCATCTAATAGAAAATCATAAATGGTGTTTTTGCCTTTTATGATATTCATAATAGTCATTCTATTCTCCATAATCTAATACCAACTACTTTCCTTTTAGGATAGATTGCATCATAATCATAAATTTGTCTGCTAGTATATTTATAACCTATCTTTTTAAAAGCTCTTGCATATCTTTGTACCTCAGTATTACCAAGATATTTGCCCTCAAAATAAATACTATCTCCTATTTGCATTTTTTCAACAAGACCAACCTCATGAGATTTTTGAGGTGGTATTGGTATATTTTTCTCTATCTTCATTAATCAACCATACTAATCATAGTAATTTTATGTCTATCATCAATTAACATTTCAATTTCTTCCGTTGAATCACATTCAACCATAATTGTTTTATAAACACCATGTTCAGGCATGTCAGGTAGATTATCAAATAATCTTATCTTAACGTAATATCTATTTTCCATTTATATCTCCATCATTACATTAATAGGATATGATTTTTCTTTAGGTTGTGAAATGCCATATACAACAGTTTTGGTACATGGATTTTTCTCTTTCAGGTCTAAATAATATGATTTTGCTTTATCAAAAGATTGAAATTCAACTTTTGCATATTGACCTCTGCCAAGAAATGTAGTGACTAGATAATGTGTTATATTATCTATAAGATATTGATTGTAATTTATTTCTTCTTGTATCATTGTTTTCTCCCATAAAAACGTTATAAAATTATATTACACTATCCACCATATAAGTCAACACATATTGTGTTTTATTTTAAATTAATTTATTAAGGATTGATAACAATAAGGCTATCAATCCCATATATTTAGTTATAATCTTTGTAGGTAGGAGCACATTGTACATCTACTACAATAGGTACATATCTTTCAGTTACTTTGATTCTACCATGATATAAAACAGGTCTTAATTTAACAGAACGACAATCTTCAATGGCATTTATTACTTCTTGCCTATTCATCTGATACATTTCTTTATTTAAGACCATTTTAACAGTATCTTTAGATTGATTACCACTACAAGCAGTAATCAACCCTATTATTATTATAAGAATTATTAATCTAAGCATTTTCTAATTCCTTCCATTTTGATGTTTCAACCATATCTGCAACTTGCTTTTGTCTATCAGCTTGAACAAGGTATTTTTTTGTATTGTCTTTATTTACATCTGATAAATGAGTAGACCATGCTGTTGCTGATTGATAGGCACACCATAGAGAGCCTTTAGCATCATTTCTGCCATAATCACCACCTCCATGTATTTGTGTTACCTCTTCGTTGTATAAACCCATTAAAATAGCTAATTGCTTTTTATTTGTTTCATTTATACCTGCAATTTTGTTGCCTTTTGAAAGATGTTGTTTTGCAATAGTGGTTTCAAACAATTTCTTTATCTGTTCATCTTCAACAGGTGTATTCCACCATTTCTTAAATCTTTCTGTTTCATCAGTAACTGCCTTAACTGCATTGACAATCTTTTTGTTTGATTGGTCAATATCAAAAGATTTTGTATGTCTATTTGATGTATATGCTAATTTCTGACCAGTAACCAATGTATTGAAACAAACTTGATTTAGCCAACCAAAGAATGATTGAAATTTCCATCTGCCATTATATGAATTTCTAGCAACATATTTAAGAAACAAATTATGACTACCTATTTGTGTTTGTTTCTCAGGCAATAATACTTCCATTTTAGCCATAGCACCATTCTCATATGAGTCTATAGTAATTTCAGCATCATCTAATGTTAATCCACCTTTCTTCATTTCTATTAATGCACCACAAAAAGCATCTTTATGTAATATAGGCTTATATTTAGATTTGATTATGCCTAATGGCACTTTCGTATCTGTTCTGATTAATTTCTTACCCATTTCTACAGGTATGCCATCAATCTTTTCTATAGATATAGGAAAAGAAACCTTATCTATTTGATTAGCTAGACTTTCTTGTAATTTAGTATCTAACATTTATTTTCTCCCATTTAAGTTAAAAAAAAGAAGTGACTAATAAGCCACTTCCCACCTTTCTAGGTCTTCAATTGTAACACCTAGACTTTCTGCTAATAATTTATTATTAACAAAATCCTCAGTTGATTTATTTGCTCTTCTATCATTTCTTTCAATGATTTGACTTGCAAAATCATTTGTCATTTCTACTAATTCTTCAAGAGAATATTCATCAATATCAAGTCTTAATCTTGAACCATGTAATTCTTTAGACATGTCACTAATAGCTTGATATTGCTCAGATTTTTTAAAATCATTGATTGTTTTAATACCAATTTCATCATAAAAATTAATCTCAAAATCTGTTAATTTAGATTGTCTTGTAATTTCTATGTATCTTTTTAAATTGTTATTCATTTGTTTTCTCCCATGAAATTAAATAACTTTATATAATTATATTACCCTTTATAATCATAAATGTCAACACATATAATGTCTTTTTTTACAATTATAAAGAGTTTTTTTATTTATTTAAGGTTATAATCTTTCATTAGAACACCATGTTCAGCAGAACCGGCAATACATGATTTAATCCATATCTTTCTTTTAAGATTACCATGTATATCTCTTAAATGTCTGAAATGACCTCGTCTTTCATGCTGTCTTTTAGGATTGCCTTTGCCTTTGAATGTAGATTTATAAATTTTTCTAATCTTATTCTTTGTCAAATCAATATTAAGAACCTTATAATCATTTCTAGGTACTCTTTTTCCTAATTTTGTATGTATAATTTTATTATCAGGTCTTATTATAGTTTGTGTTGTAAGATTTTGATTTAACAATGAAAACAAAGCAATCATAAATCTAGCATCTCCTTGAGTTGAAGTAACCCATTGTTGTTCATGCAATGCCATTTCTTCACCAGTATAACCCTCTTTGAATTTCCATTCAGGTAATTGCCAATGCATTGATGCAGATTGAGCAGAGGATAATCTGTAACAAATTTCTTTAAAACAATTAAATTCATGCGATTTATTATAATTAATCATTTTAATTAAATGTGGCATATGATTTTCTTTTTCTATTGCATATTTAAGATGCAAAGATTCAGGACAATATTTTAGAAAATACCAATTTCCTAACAATTGAGCACCTAACCCAATACATTTTGCTTTTAATTCAAGTGGGTCAGATATTCTTGAATCTTTTGGTATTTCATCAAGAAGTTCTACTTTTGCAAATTCATCTTCAAAATTTGGTTCTTCTTCATGTATAATCATACACATAGTAGGAGAATAGAATTTGTTGTTGATGTATTTATGATAATCTTCTCCATGTAAATCTTTAATGAAGAAATAAGACTCATATAAATAATAACTATCGTCCATTGGGTCTGTATATTTATTTATATGATAACCAACTCTCTCAGGATAATCCTCAGTAGGGTCGAATTTGAAAGCATTTGTCTTATCTTTCCAAAAATGTTTCATATATTGTTGTCTATGTTCTTCATTCCATTCTATAAAGATATTATCAAAAGGCATCTTAACACTTTCCATCATCTCTAATAAAATAGAGGGTTTTTGCATAGATACATCAAACGCATTTTCTATTAATGAGTTACTTAAAACAAATTTTTGAGATTTAACTAAATCTGCTTGTTTTTTTCTAATCATATCATCAGCAATCCTGCCCCCTTGATAGAGGGCAAGTGCTCTTTTTGGTTGAGTAAATGCTGATATTATTTCAGAACATAAAATAGGCTTAGACATTATATTTCTCCCATACAATATTCCAAACATCAGGCATATATTCACAAAGTTCTTCTTCTGAACATAAATGTGAATATTCTCTATCTCTTAATTTTTTTGCCTTGTCTATTGCTTCTAAAAGGCTTTCAGAATTAAGACAAATAGAAGGTAATTTTTCTTCAATAAATTTATCATCAAGGTCTAAAATATATGAACTCATACCCATTATATTGACCTCCCTAATAAATCTTCTAAACATCTTTTATTATGTTCATCTTGTATTTTACCGATTTCTTGATTTTTTTGTCTTATTATAGCATTTATCAGATAAAGTATTTTTTTAACTATATATGAATTACCTTTAATAAGTTTTATAGAATGTTTAATCTTTTCAAGATTATCAACGTCTTCGTAAAGTTCTGTTATCATTGTTTTCTCCCATATTTGAATAAATGATAATTTTATAATTGCACAGGTAGGAAACAGGTCAACTTATTTTTTTATATTTATAAAAGTTTTTTTTACATAAGATAAATCTGAATAACCTCTATAATCAGCAGTTACACCAGTTGGTAATCTTACATCAAAATTGTCACTTGTATTTAATGAATTTACAAAATATTCATAATAAGGTTTTCTTTTAACATTTCGAATACCAACCTCAGATTCATATTCTGCAACTGCTTTAGGACAATCTTCAAATCTTTCTTCTTCCATAAAACACCCTAGAGTTTTATTGCTCGTAAATTTGCCTCTTGAGTTCTCCAAGTTTCAATTAATACTAAAGCACTTTCTCTACGGTACTTATTTTTTTCATCTCGTTCAATAGCTATCTTTAATGCTTTTAAATGGTCTTGATATTCTTGACTTGCATATGCATCTCGTTCTTGAGCAGATATTGGCAATTCCATTTTTTTACTCATTAAAATTGCTTTCAAAGATTTTGTAAATGCTTCTAAATACATTCTTGTTGCCTTAGTTTCTGCACAATGAGTTGCAGAATCTTTTAACCATGCAACTGCATTATGTATTTTTTCTTCATCAATTCTTTCCATTAAATTTCTCCCAATATTTTTTGGCTACATTACGACCATAATCTGCCGATAAATTAAATGATTCCCAAAACATATCTTCATTGCCATGAGAATCATGTAATAATGCATGATGATAATAACAAAGTGGCACAGTATTATTATCTGATGCTCTCATTCCCATACCTCTCACACCATCATAGGGTTTTAAAAGATGGTGTGCTTGTACATTTGCATGACAAGGGTATGAAGAATGAGCAGATAAACAACATTCATGTTTAGAAACAAATTCTAAAAACTTTTTGCTCTTTATCCTTTTTGTCTTAAACTGTTTTATCATAAGTCATTTCATATTCAGCAATAATAGTACCCTTTTTGACTTTTTTATCGTGAGTTTCAATAGGATATCCATTTTGTCGCAATTTGAATATGACAGCACTTAATCTATAACAACCAAATTTTCTTAATGCATCAAGACCAGTAATCTTGTTCCCATCTTCAAGATATTCCTTGATTTGTGTGTATTGTGATTTTTCTGCCATTGTTTTCTCCCTACCAGTCTAAATCTTCTAATTCAGAGTGTTCCTTTTTTTCTTCTTTTTTAGGTTCATCTCCAATATTATCGGCAAATTCTCTTAATTTTAAAGATATGTAAGCATTACCTCTTTCAGATTTTTCTTTCCAACCTGAGATAATCATAGCACCTTTATCAACAAGAGCATTTACAACACCTTTAGCATATGGGTCTTTCTCATTTATTTGTTCTGCTTTTTTCAAAGTTCCCATTGCTCTATATAATTCAACAATTTCCTCGCCTTTTTGATTTAGACGTTTAATACCAATAATTCTTAATTGGTCACCATTGATATTAAGTTTGCCTTGTTGAATAAGTTCCCATTCAGGTTTCTTTTCTTCGCCATCAGGACTTGTACTTTTAGGTATGCTGAAAAGCACACCTTTATTTGTTTCATCAAATTTTTTAACATTATCCATTTTGTTTACCTTTCTTATCATTTAGACCAGTTGCTTCATTTGCATCATCATCTTGTCCAAGACCAAATAAGGCTTGTAGACCATACCTTTTTGCATAAGTGATAGCAGAACCCATCTTTTGTGGATTATCTTTCTCAGCATTGTTTATAAGAACAGGAACATCACATTCAATCTGCATTTCATCTTTAACATGATAGATTGATGTTTTAACATATATATCTCGTGTTACAGATTGACCACTTGTAGTCTTTACTGTTCCATCTTTATATGTTTCATTTATTTGTTTGTCTAATATCAAATTCTTATAGTGAACTTGTTGGGAAAAACATAAACCAAATTTTGCACCTTGATTAACAGCATTGATAACAGATGTTAAATCAGCATATGTACTCTTAAAAAATGGATTATCATTAGCTTTTACTGCATTAATATTTAATTGTTGAAATTTATTTAATGCTTCAGTTAATGTTTCAGTTAATTCTGCACCTTTCGGTGTTTTGTCAACACCACCTCTAGCATAACCACTAGCACCAGTAATTGGACCAGTATATATTTTTTTTGATTCTTCTTTCTTCATTAATAGCTCCATTGTTTGATTGATTTTGATTTTTCTTTAAGATTTTCGCTCCATGTCCACGAATCATAATTAGGGTGGATTATGGATGCTAATTCCTCTTTATCATTACTGATAGCAAGGAATTTCATTAGACCAAAAGCAACTGATTTTATTTGTTTTTGGTAATATTCTATATCTTTTTCACTTATTAGAAATTTTGAATAGGCTTTTGGCGATACATAAACAAGATTTGCTTTATGATTTGGATATGCCATTGAGTATAAAGCCATTTGTCTTTTGTTTGACTCTGTTTCTTTAGATGGCATTCTTGCAGTAGTTTTTAAATCAATAAATGCTTCTTCAAAAACAAAATCTACAAATCCAATAAAAGGAACAGGTATATCTTCAAAAGATATTTCTATTCTTTTTTGATATTCAACAAGATTGTCATATTTAAATTCTTGATTTAATTTATTTGTATATTCTTTTAATTGTGATTTTTCTTTAATTCTTTTTTCATCTGTAACATCAATTAAATCATCTTGACATAATTGTTCAAATTTTTGCTCAACGATTGTATTGTCAATTTCCCAAGCCATATCTTCATATTTCTTTGATAAACCAAATTCAATTGCAGTACCTCTATGCATAGACGCACTACCTATATCTCTTATATTAAATAATTTATCTGCAATAAATTTTGCTGGGTCTTGTAGCCAAGTGTTTATTGAACTGTGAGATAGATGATTTATTCCATGTATCTCAAAAGGGTTATTTCTATTCATTTTTACCTCATTCTTCGTTCTTCATTAATATTGATAATATGGATTTATTTTGTTTAGTCAACACTTAATGTGTTTACATTTTATTTTTTTTGTTATACAAATAAGTATGACATTAAAAGAATACATACGAAAAAACGGTTATAATTATAAAAGTTTTGCAAGAGAATTTGGCACACATTATAGAAATGTTGAGTCATGGGCGAAAGGCGATAGATTGCCAAGATGGAAAGATGCAGAAAGAATTTTTATATTTACAGATAATCAAGTAACAGGAAGTGATTTGTATGCCGAACAAATATCACGCCAAAAAACAATATTACAAAGGAATGAGGTTTGATTCTAAAAAAGAATTTCAAAGATATTTAATATTAGAAAAGATGGAAAAACAAAGAATGATTTTTAATTTAGAAATACACCCACAATTTCCTTTAATTGTAAATGGCACAAAAATAGGTAGATATACTGCCGATTTTAAATATAAAAATAGAAAAGGCGAAACCATCATTGAAGATGTAAAATCAAAAATAACTAAAACACGAGATTATATTTTGAGAAAGAAAATATTATCAACATATAATCCACCTATTGTTATTACGGAGATATTATGAGTTGGTCTGCATTAGATTGGGCATCAAAACAAAAAACAGGCTCCGGTAATTTAAAATTAGTTCTTATTACATTGGCGAACTTTTGTGATGATGAAAATAAATGTTTTCCAAGTTTTAAAACACTTATGAAAATTACAGAATTAAGTCGTTCAACAATAATAAGGTGTATTAAAACATTAAAAGAAAAAGAATTTATAATTGTAAAAGATAGATATGAAAATTATTTAAATGACACACAAAGACAAACTTCAAATATGTATTATTTACAGGTAGGGTGTCATACAGACACTCATCAGTATCAGATTGACACTCACGAGAGTATCACACCGAAACCCCATATAACCAATAATAATAAACATATTATATACACAGATGATTTTAATGAGTGGTGGAATTTATATCCAAGAAAAGATGGTTCAAAGAAAAAGGCATTTGATCTATTTGAAAAGGTAACTGATAAAATTTTAAATTTTGATGAATTGTATAGTTTTACTGTAAAATATAAACAAAGTGTAAAAGACAAAGACCAAAAATTTATACCTCATGCCACAACATGGTTAAATCAAAGAAGATGGGAAACAGTTGACGAAAAAAGAAAAATAAATTTAAATCAATTAGTTGGTTAATTATGGGAGAAAACATCAATGAATATACACGAACAATTAATTCAAGAAGGCATTAGAGTTAATTCACAACAAGAACAACAAAAAGTTACTTGTCCAAAATGTTCACATTTAAGAACTAAGAATAGAACTGAGCCTTGTCTTTCTGTAAATTTACAAAATGACATTGCAATGTGGCATTGTCATCATTGTGATTGGAAAGGTGCAGTTTATGATAATGTGATTCAACCAAATCAATTTTCAAAATTTAAACCAAAAAAAGAAAATGTGATGCCATTTGTTCCAAAACAACAAACATTATCCGATGAAGCATATAATTGGTTAATAAAAAGACAAATTGACCCTACAGTTATAACAAGAATGAAATTATATTCTCATAATGAGAAACTTTGTTTTCCATATTATCTTGATGGTAAAATTGTAAATATAAAACATAGAAGTAAAGATAAACGTTTTCATCAAGAAAAAGATGCAATGAAATGTTTATACAATGTAGATAATTTAAAGAAAGTTTGGGAAGAAAACCCTAATTCTAAAAAGAGAGTTATATTCGTAGAAGGCGAAATGGATGTCCTTTCTCTTATGCAAATTGGCATAAATGATGTTGTATCTTTACCAGATGGTGCACCTAAAACACCAAAATTTGATATGAAAGATAAAAGATTTACTGCGTTTGAGCCTACTGAATGGATATGGAATGCTGAAGAGGTAATCCTTGCCACAGATAATGATGATGCAGGAAAGGCTCTTAGACTTGAGTTGATACATAGATTTGGTCGTGATGTTTGTAAAGTTGTTAATTTTCCTACCTACAAAGATATGACAACAGATGAAGAAAAACAAATCAAAGATGCTAATGATTGTCTTATCATATATGGAGAAGATGTATTAAAAACATCAATTGAAAATGCAAAAGAATTTCCAATTCAAGATTTACATTCTGCAATAGAATATCGTGATCAAGTTCAGAATATGTATGATGGCAATGTACAAAGAGCCATTTCAACAGGTTTTGAAAAATTAGATGAAATATATAAAATAATGCCAAGTACATTTAATTTAATTACAGGTATACCAAATCATGGGAAAAGTAATTTTCTCGATCAAATATTGATGAATTTAGCAGAACAACAGGGTTGGAGATTTTTATTATATTCACCTGAACATTCAACACCAAATCATATAAGAAGATTGTTAGAAAAAAGATGTAAAAAGCCATTTGATATAGGTGTTTATGAGAGAATGACACAGGAACAATTAAATGCTGGTATTGATTTTTTAAATACACATTTTAAGTTTCTTGAAGCAAAAGATGACATACCAACTATTGATTACATATTATCAAAAGCAAAAGCATCTAAACAAAGACATGGCATAAAAGGATTAATAATTGATCCATTTAATCAAATTAGTACCGATAGAGATGCACATAAAAGAGAAGATGAACACATTAGAGATATAATAGCAAAATGTCAGCAATTTGCTAGAAACCATGAAATAATTATATTTATGGTTGCACACCCTCATAAATTACACCGAAATGATGCAGGAGTAATACCACCACCTGATCTATATCAAGTAAGTGGTTCTGCTCATTGGGCAAATATGGCAGATGTAGGTTTAGTAATACATAGAGATTTTGAAGATAACACTACAAAAATTATAACTAAAAAAATTAGAGAACAAGGAGTTTATGGAGAAATAGGACAAAGAGAATTCTTTTTCAATTTTAAAACTAGATGTTATGAACAAAATTGAATTTTTACATAATGGTCTTACACCTGAACAACAAGAGGTTATGGACGATGCATATGAGGCTCTTATGTCTGAGGTAAAAGTTATAGATTTAACTCTTTATGAAAGATTAAGAGAAAATGAATTAAGTATAGAAGATGTTTATAAACTTAGAAACAGTAAAGAACAAAAGAAAATGATTAGAATAGAAGATGGACAATATAATCTTTTTTAGGATTGCAAAATGTTTTCAATGATTGTTATGACTTGCATAATATGGATAGAAGGTAGTTTTTATGATGGTGGAGAAGTGCAATGTGGTATGCACAAAGCGGAAATACAATATTCAAGCATGTATGCTTGCGAATCAAACATAAAAAGATACGAAGAATTTGTTGCAAAAAGCATTTATGATCAATTTGAAATGCCATCAGATTATATAATAAATACAATGTGTTATGAAGAAAACGGAGAAAACAGATGAACATTGATATGCAAGTTAAAATGCGACCTATTAATGAATTAATACCATTCGAAAAAAACCCAAGAAAAAATCAGAAAGTTGGAAAGATTGCACAATCAATAAAAGAATATGGATTTACACAACCAATTGTTGTTGATGAAAAAGATGTTGTAATAATTGGTCATACAAGATTAATGGCATCAAAAGAATTAGGTTTAAAAAATGTACCAGTTGTTACACAAAAATTAAATGATGAACAAATAAAAGCATTAAGAATTGCTGATAATAGATTAAATGAAGATTCAGAATGGGATTATTTCCTGCTAGGAGATGAATTAAAAGAACTTTTAGACTTACAATTTGATTTAGAATTAACAGGCTTTGAAAAATCAGAATTAGAAAATTTATTAGATTTTGATACAGAAAATGATGATTTAGAATTTAATGATTTAGTGGTTGAACAAGATAAATATTCAAAATCAATTGTGTTTTCATGGGAAGATTTAGATAAATATCAAGAAATTATGGCAAAATTAAATCAATATATAGATGACAATTCAAGTGTATCTACAAATGAGGAAGCACTAGAAAGATTGTTGAATCAATGAGTACAAAAACAGTTTATTGGGCACCAGTAATTGGTTATGAAGATGATACTCATCATTGTAATATAATGTTTTTAGAGCCTAATAAATTATTGAACAAAATTAGTAATGATGTATCAAACAGAAATGGTGTTAGAATTAAAAATTTAACAAGATGTCCTGCATTTTCAAATTTAGCCAAAAATATTTATTATGTAGAAAATCCTATATCTACAGAATTTGAGATACAAAATAAAAAGATTAAGTTTTTATCTGAAAATTCAAACGTAATAACATACATTGATGACACAATGATTTATGGCAATAGTTATATTTTCTTTTGTGAAGAAGATTTACAAATAATGTTAACATCTCCATTTTTCTCAGAAACAAATTATACAGATTACGGTTTGGTCATACCCGGCAAATTTAACATATCAAAGTGGTTTAGACCGATAAATCTTGAAATGTTATTAATTAATCAAAGAAACTATTTTAAAATAAAAGAACATGAACATATGGCATATTTTATATTTTTAACAGATGACAAAATAAAATTAAAAAGATTTAATTTAAACAAGACATTGAAAAAAATAGCAAATACATGTGCTACAACAAATGAGTGGTGGAAAAATATACCATTAATAAAGAAATATAATAGATTTATCGAAACAAAAACAAACAAACTTGTAATAAAAGAAATAAAAAAAGAATTAGTGGAATAAATTATGATTATATTTGTAAACCCTATGTGGTCAGTACAAACAATTAATTCTGATAGTAATTATGTGTTCTTATCTTCTGTAATTACAAAATTTAATGAAAAATATCCTGAATATTCATTTTTAATGCCATTTCCTGCGTCAAAAGGCTTTAGATATTATGATGATGGGTTTTTTAAATTACCAAATATAATGAGAATACCTCAAAATATACCACAAGGTAAAAAACAAAATAATATCCATTTTGATACATTTGTTATTAAAAAAATATATGATACATATGGACCATACCTGATTTGGAACCAAATACCTGAATTAGCACCACAATTAAAATATTTCATGGCAAATTTTCATATGGTTCCTACTGTTGTTAATCAACATCATTATATATTACATGAAAGCCTACCATATCCATTAGAACCAAATCTGCATTTTGTATTTATGCAATTATGTGGAGATTATTGTGCTGATGTAAATTTATTTAATTCTGACCATTGTTGGAATATGACATTAGATAATATAAGAGAATATTTACCAAGTTTAGAAAAAAAGATTAGTGAAAAAAGGAAAGTATTAAAATTTGGTTTCTTTGACAAAAATTATAAATATAAAAATGTAGAAAAATATAAAAAATTTACATTTATATTTAATCATAGATTTCAAGATTATAAAAATTGGAGAACTACATTTGAAATATTTGACCAATTATATGCAGAAAAACATGATTTTAATGTATTAGTTACTAAGGCAGGAGGCGATAGAATTAATATTATTAATGAAAAGCCTTATGTTATGGTCAAAGATTTACCTACAAAACAATTATATCTTGATGAAATACCTAAATGTCATGCAAATACATTTAATTCGCAACATGAAACATTTTGTATATCTATATTAGAGAGTATGTTTTATGGTTTATCTACAATAGTTCCAAATAGGACAACCATGCCTGAATTATTAGGTAAAGATAATTGGCAATTATTTAATACTGAAAATGAACAGAAAGAAAAATTAATTCATCTTATTAAAAATAAAGATGTTAATGAAAAATATGGCAAACAAAATAAAGAGAGAGCAAAAACATTCAATGTAGATGATTATGTGGATAAATTACATGAGTTATTTCAATCACAAATAAGAAAAACTGTATTTACAGGCATGAAAGACCATAACAAACAGGGTTTCCTAAAGGTAATTAATAACAGAAAAGAATTAGAATTAGAAGATGTAGAAAAGATGATAAGGGATTGTGGTCTTAGTAAAACACAATCTATGCCAATGTTTAAGGCTAATCTTGCATTATATGAATTAGGATATAGGCAAAAATTTCATAAAAACAAAGCATTTTGGTTGAAAATGCAATAATTTTCGTGGTATATAAAAAAAGGGAAATAAATGGTAGATTTTATTGGAAGAACTCAATGTCCTGATTTTATTGTAGATGCAATGTTAGAATTTTTTTGGTTAGAAAAACAAAATCATGCTAAGGGACATACTGCAACAGGACTAAATGAACACATTAAAACATCTACAGATTTAGTATGTTATTTACCACACCTTGAGGACATTACAATTAATAAAGTTAATGTTTTTAAAGATTATGCCTTACATTTAGAACAATCAATGGACAATTATGCACAATTATATCCATCAGTTAAACACATACACCCATTCGCACTAATAGAACCATTTAACATACAATGGTATAAAAAATCAGAAGGTTATAAAGAGGAACATTGTGAAAGAGTAGGAATATTTAATGATTCAATGAAAAGATGTTTAGTGTTTATGACATATTTAAATGATGTAGAAGATGGTGGTACAAAATTTAAATATTACAATCACATAGAGAAAGCAGAAAAAGGAAAAACTATAATTTGGCCTGCGGATTGGACACATGCACATTGTGGACAAGTTACAGACAAAGAAGAAAAATTTATAGCAACAGGTTGGTTTAGTCATTTATGGGATTTTCATTACAAATGATACCAATAAAAAAATTAAATGTAGAAGAATATTTAAAACCTATTATAGATGATTTGATTATTGATGTATTACAATATAAAGACATACATCTTGTAACAAAAACACAAAATTATTCTTTCAAAGTATTTTCTAAATATTCAAACATTTTATATGATATGTTTATAAATAAATGCAAAGAACATCTAAATGATTTTACATTAAGAGATAAAAATTTTGAATTATGGTGTTATTATACAAATAAAGATTATGCAAAAGGTAACAAATGGCATAATCACATTCGCACTTCTACAATTAATAGTGTTTTATATTTAGAAACAGTAAAAGGAAAAGGCATAGAATTTGAAAACAATGGAGAATATCTTTACATAGAGCCAAAAGATTATGATTTTTTAATATTCCCTGATTTTCTTAATCATTTACCTAGAATATCAGAAGATAAAAGAAGAATATCATTTAACATGGAATTAAGATGTAATGAAAACAGCCAAGATATATTTGCAATATGAATGAAATTAAGCCAATAAAAAAATCTAAAAAGAAAAAAGTCGGCAGACCTAAAACAGAAATAGATTTAATAGAATTAGAAAAGGTATGCAGATTAAATTGTACAATGCCTGAGATAGCATATTATTTTGATATACCACTAAGAACATTAGAAGATAAATATACAAATGATGCAGATGTAAGAAAAACAATACAAAAAGGTCGTGCTCAAGGTATGTTATCATTAAGAAGAAAACAAATACAAATAATGAATGACACCAATTCAACACCAATGGCAATATGGCTTGGTAAACAAATATTAGGACAAACAGATAGACACGAAATAACTCAAGATATTAACATAGAAGAAAGAAAGGTGCTAGATATTAGCAAATTGTCTGATGATGACCTCAACACCATTGAACGAGTGCTTAAACATGCTGTCGTTGAACCAAGTGAGAGCCGAGAAGATGCGACGGTCCCTCAAATTGTTCATCAAAGAAGCATGGTCAACAATAGAGCCAAATAGATTATACAATGATAATTGGCATATAGATGCTATATCAGACCATTTACAAGCAATCGTGAATGGCGATATTAAAAGATTAATTATAAATATACCACCAAGACATATGAAATCCATATCTGTATCTGTAGCATTACCTGCGTGGACATGGACAATTGACCCAACAAAAAAGTTTTTATTTGCAAGTTATGCTTTGTCTTTGTCAATAAGAGATAGTGTTAAATGCAGAAGATTAATAGAAAGTCAATGGTACAAAGAATATTTTGGTGGCACATTCAATCTTACAACTGACCAAAATCAAAAACAAAGATTCGAAAATGACCAAACAGGTCAAAGAATAGCTACATCAGTTGATGGTGCATTAACAGGAGAAGGTGGAGATATTATTCTTATAGATGACCCACACAATGTACGAGAAGCAGAATCAGGTATTGTAAGACAAGGTGTTTTAGATTGGTGGGACCAAGCCATGCAAACACGATTAAATGACCCTAAAAATGGTGCATTTATAATTATAATGCAAAGAGTACATGAAAATGACTTAACAGGACATATTTTAGCAAATGAATACAAAGATTGGGACCATTTATGTTTACCAGCTAGATATGAATACAACCACCCTACACCAGTAAAATCTACATTAGGCTTTGTAGACCCAAGAAAAGAAGATGGCGAATTATTATGGAAAGATAGAATAGATGAAACAACACTACAGAATTTAGAAAAAAGTTTAGGTTCTTATGGTGCATCTGGTCAATTGCAACAAAGACCAATGCCAAAAGGTGGTGGTATATTGAAAGCTGAATGGTGGTCACCATGGGAAAATGATGATTTACCTAATATAGAATATCTTATACAATCATATGATACTGCTTTTTCTACAAAGGAAAACAGTTCTTATAGTGCAAGAACAACATGGGGAGTATTTAAACAAGATGGATATTTTAATGCTATCGTTGTTGATATGTGGTATGATAGGGTTTCATACCCTGAACTCAGGAGAATAGCGCAAGAAAGTTATGAAGATTACGAACCTGATATTGTGTTAATAGAAAAGAAAGCAAGTGGTCAAAGTTTGATACAAGATTTAAGAATGGCAGGAATACCTGTTTTAGAATATATGCCTGATAGAGATAAACAAGCAAGAGCACATTCAAGTTCTGCCTTGTTAGAAGATGGTAGAATATGGTATCCAAAGAATAGAAGATGGGCAAAGGATTTAATAGATATATGTTCTGCCTTTCCAACTGGTGAGAATGATGATATAGTTGATACATGTACACAAGCATGGTTAAGATTAAGAAAAGGTTGGTTTATCACACATTCAAGTGATGCAGAAGATGATGAATATACTGAACAAAAGAGGTTAACATTATATGGCTAAACAACCAAACGTAATACCATTTCAAGAAGGTGCTCCACCTGATAACTTAGAAGTTGAAGAAATAGAAAACAATGAAGTTCTAATAGGAGATAAATCATTAGATGATATTGTAGAAATAACAGATGAACATGATTCTAACATTGCAGAGGAAATAGATGAACAGGAACTTTCACGAAAAGCCCAAGATTTATTAGAGGCATATGAAAGTGATAAAGAGGCTCGTTCAGAGTGGGAAAGTAGATACAAACAAGGTTTAGAAACATTAGAGCCTGATGGTGGTCTAACAGAAGAAGAAGAACAAAGAGCCACTAGAGGTTTAAGTACAGTTGTACACCCTATGATAGCGGAAGCCGCCACACAATTTAATGCGAAAGCCATTGCAGAACTATATCCATCAGGTGGTCCAGTTAAAACAACTATTGTTGGAGAACCTACAGAAGAATTAGAAGACCAAGCAAGGCGAGTTCGTGATTAT